TAAAAAAGACAATAGATGAAACTTTATATGATTATGAAGTTCAAACAAAATGTACAGATCTAGTTGCAAGTGATATAGAAGAAAAAGCAAAGTTATATTTAGCCTGTAAGAGATTAGAAGGTTTAAGTAATAAAACTTTATATAATTACAAATTGTTTTTAGAAAAGTTAGATAAATATTTTACAAAACCATGTTCAACTATAAGCACTATGGATTTAAGAATGTTTATAGCTTTAATGGGAAAAGACAAACAAGCATCAACTGTTAATGGCTATATTACTTACTTAAAGAACTTTTTCGGATGGTTGCAGAATGAAGAATATATAATTAAGAATCCAGCGGCAAAGTTAAAGCAAACTAAAGTGCCAAAAGTAGTTTTACAAGGCTATAAGGCGGATAATTTAGAAAAATTAAGAGAAGCGTGTAAGACGGAAAAAGAAAAATGCTTGTTTGAGTTACTAGATAGTACAGCTTGCAGAATATCAGAGATAGACAATATAAAGTTGGAAGATATAAATTGGCAAGAGCAGTCTATAGTAGTAACTGGTAAAGGAAATAAACAGAGAATAGTTTATTTCAGCACTAAAGCAAAGTTACATATGATGGCTTATAGTGGAGAGAGAAAAGAAGGCTATCTATTCATATCAGATAAAGCACCACATCAGCATATTAAGGTTAGAGCACTTCAATTAATTCTTTCTAAAATCAAAGATAGAGCAGGAGTAACAGAAAGAGTACATTGTCATAAATTTAGACGTACACAAGCAACATATTTACTAAATTCGGGTATGACAATACAAGGAGTACAAAAGATATTAGGACATACCAGTCCAGATACGACTCAAAGGTATGCACAGCTAAGTCAAGAAAACTTAAAGAATGAATATAAACGATTAGTAGTATAAGATAAATAAAAGTTAAATAACAGCAATAGCTGTAGCTATAAATTATCATTTAACTATCAATTTCAAATAAGAAAGGAGTGAAAATAATGATAGTAGTTGAAGGAAAGTTAACAGGAAAAGGAAGACCAAGATTTTTTAAAGGACATGCAGTAACCCCACAAGCAACTAGAGACTATGAGAAGAAAGTAAAAACAGAATATGAAAGGCAAGGCGGAGAGCTTTTTGAAGTTCCAGTAAGAATAAATATAACAGCATATAAAAAAGTACCTAAAAGCTATACCAAGAAAAGAACGGAATTAATAAGAAATGGTATAGAGCAGCCAGTAAATAAACCAGATATTGATAATATATGCAAGATAGTTTTAGATGCATTAAATGGAGTTGCTTATAAAGATGATACACAAGTTATAAGGCTTGCAATTAGCAAAAAGTATACAGAGAGTACAGAAAGAATTGAATTCGAGGTAAAGGAGTATAAGTAATGATTAAAATAGATGAAAAGAGAGATTTAAGTAAGAGGGTTCTAGATATAGATATTAACAGTCCGATATTTGCTGGAATGTTAGACGATCTTAACAAAGAAATACAAAGAGTTATTCAAAATGTATATGAAGGAAAGTTTGCAAGTGGAGAAATTTCATTAAAACTTGATTTAAAAATAGTGAGTGGATTTGAAGAAATGCCTAAAGTTGATAAATATGGAGAGATGATAACAGAAACTTATAAATACAAGAAGCCAGATTTTGAACATAAGATAACATCAACATTAAAGCAGCAGTATAAGCAAGAAGGCTCATATTCAGAAAAAAAAGAAGTGGTTTGGGATGAAAAAGATAAGAAATTTATAGTTAAACCTATAAGAAAACCACAACTAGAATTTGCAAATTTAGAGAATAGGGAGGATGAACAATAATGAAAATTAACATAGGTGATTACTTAATAGAAACAGATGAAAGGCAGTTTGTAGTTAAGATAAATAAAACTGTAACAGATAAAGAGTCAAAGAATTATGGTCAACCATATGTTCAAAACTTAGCTTATTGTACAACTCTTAATTCTGCCTTGAAATTCATTCCACAGCAAGTTTTAAGAAGTAACAATAAAATATCTATCATTATGGATAAGCTAAAACAAATAGAGGTGGATATAGACTCTCTACCAAAGCCAATAAAAATTGAAGTAGAGAAGATAGTCGTTAAAAAAGAAAAGGTTGAGGAAGATTCAATAACAATCTCTAAAGAAGAATATGAACAATTACTTGGAAAAGAAAAGTTACTAGATTGCTTAGAAGCCGCAGGAGTTGACAATTGGGGTGGCTGGGATGATGCAATGGAAATGATGAATACTGAAAGTTTATAAAATAAAAATTTAAATAAATAGTAATTAGCTTGATATGTCTTAACGTTATGTATAGCAGGGATTACACAAAGTTATACGCTAATGTTAAGAAATTAAGGGAAGGTGTAAAAGCCTTCCTAAATAATGAAGGATGTGCAGATTAATGATTAATTGAGAGTTTAAAAATAAATAGCATTAGAGAACTATAAACGCCAATTTATATACTTTCTCTAATGCACTACCCATCTAATATTATAACATAAAGGATGGGTTTGGTTATGAATATGAAAGAAAATAAGTTTAAGAAAACAGAATCTTCACTTTATAATTACAATAGTTTAGATACCAAAATTAAAAATATAGAAATAGATATTGAAAATTTAGAAAATGATATAACAGTTAGAGCTATATCATTTGAGGAAAAATCAAGTCCAACACATAAAATTACATCAAGTGTGGAAGATGAAGTTATAAGACGAGAGGAATATATTCAGGAACAAATTTGTATTTTAAAAGCTAAGAAAAAATATTATTCAGATTTAAAAATAAAAATACAATCATCTTTGCAGCAATTATCAGAAAATGAATATAAACTTGTTAAATTAAGATATCTTAGTGGTAGAAATAAAAAATCATGGATAGAGATTGGTCAAGAGCTAGGATTTGATAAAGATTATTGCAAGAAGATAAGGACTGGTGTGATTAATTATTTAAGCGAGTTAATATATCCATAACACTTTTTGACCGCGTTTAGACCACTTTTACAACACTTTTTGTACACTTTTTAATCACGTTTTAGTGGAAAAAGTATTATATAATACTATCATAGAAATTTATCAAGAGGCACTCATTAGAGTGTCTTTTATTATGCAATAAAACAGAAAGGAAGTGAGTCTATGGCAAAGTCAAAATATGAAACACATGTAAAAGATAAATTAATATTAATTGAAGCATGGGCTAGAAATGGGCTCACTGATGAACAGATAGCAAAGAATTTAGGAATAGGTAAAACAACATTCTATAAATATTTATCTGAGCATAATGAACTTTCTGAACTCCTTAAAAAGAGCAAAGAGGTAGTTGACATACAAGTTGAAAATGCTTTATTAAAAAGAGCATTAGGCTATAAGTATGATGAAGTGACAAAAGAGCTTAATGAGGATACTGGAGAATTAGAAGTTACCAAGGTAGTTACTAAAGAAGTTCAACCAGATACTACAGCACAGATATTCTGGTTAAAGAATAGAAAACCTGAAGACTGGAGAGATAGAAAAGAAGTTGAACATAGTGGAAATATAAATAATCCGTATGAAGGATTGACGAAAGAAGAGTTATTAAAAATAGCTGGTGCTGATGATGGATAAAAAGCTAATTAAGTTGGGTGCTAAATGTGAACTTGCAAGACGTGAGTTCTTTTTTTATTGCAATTTAAAAGCACCTGACTTTTATAAACCAAATAGAAAATATCTAGTAGAGCTATGTAATGACCTTCAAGAGTTCTATGAGGGTGAAGATGAAATACTTGTAGTAAATGAACCTCCTAGACATGGAAAATCAAGAACAGCAGGATTATTTGTTGAATGGGTACTTGGTAAAAATCAAACTGAAAAGATAATGACTGGATCCTATAATGAAACTCTTTCAACTATGTTCTCTAAGAATGTTAGAAATAGCATCCAGGAAGAAAAAGCAGATAAGTATAAACCAGTATTCAGTGATGTATTTCCTAATGTAGCCATAAAGCGTGGTGATGGTGCTATGAACTTATGGAGCTTAGAAGGTGGATATAATAATTACCTTGCAACTTCACCAACAGGAACAGCAACAGGGTTTGGATGTAGTCTTATGATTATTGATGACTTAATTAAAAATGCAGAAGAAGCCAACAACGAGAATGTTAAAGAAAAGCACTGGGAGTGGTTTACTAATACAATGCTTTCAAGACTCGAAGAAGGCGGAAAAATAATAATCATAATGACTAGATGGGCCAGTGATGATTTAGCTGGTAAAGTACTTGAAGAAATGGCAGACAGAAAGATTAAGCATATATCTATGAAAGCTCTTCAAGATGATGGAACAATGCTTTGTGATGAAGTATTAAGCCTTAAATCATATAAGAACAAAATTAAGACTATGGGTGCAGATATAGCAAGTGCCAATTATCAACAAGAGCCTATAGACTTAAAAGGTCGTTTATATAGTTCATTTAAGACCTATACATCATTACCAAAGGACAGCAATGGTAACTTGTTATTTACAGCTATCAAGAACTACACAGATACAGCAGACAAGGGAGAGGATTACTTATGTAGTATTAACTATGGTGTTTATGATAAAGAAGCTTATATATTAGACGTACTTTATACACAAAAGGATATGTCAGTTACTGAAAATGAGACTGCTAAGATGTTATATCAAGGTAATGTCAACAAAGCAGATATTGAGAGTAACAATGGTGGAGAAGGCTTTGCAAGAAATGTAAAAAGAATATTAAAAGAGAAGTTTGGCAGCAATAAAACAGTTATTAAGTCTTTTCATCAATCAAAGAATAAAGAAGCTAGAATACTTAGCAACTCTACTTGGGTAATGGAACATATATACTTTCCGTCAAATTGGAAAGATAGATGGCCAGAGTATTATAATGCAATTATTAAATATCAACGTGAAGGAAAGAACAAGCATGATGATGCTCCAGATGCTACAACTGGAATAGCAGAAATGATAAATAAACCTAGTGGTATGTCAATATTTAAATAAGGTGGTGATAAAATATGAATGAAGAAAAAACATTAAAAGATTATTCAAAAGTTGTAATAGAAACTGATGAAAAAATCCCTGTAACTATTGCAGAAATTACACCAGAATATATAGATGTAATTAAAGGTTACAGGGTTAGAATTACACCAAAGTATGATTAATTTTCAGTATCTTTGGGAGGGCAGGAATCATTTCCATAACTGTCTTTAGAGCGTATTCTACCATCTCTACCTTGAATAATGACTTCGCTCTTTTGATTTTTAGCAATTTTTATAGCATGGTTCAAGGCTTCTTTTTGAGTATTAAAGATTTTTGTATCTTTTTGATTTCTTTCTCCATGTACAGCCCACTGTCCATTACGAGGAGACACCCATTGATTTTTACCCATATTTAAACTCCTTTCATAAGTACTCAGTGTTGGAAACACTTGTAATTTCATTATAGAAAAATTAAAAGATTAGCACAAGAATTGAGGTGAATTAATTGGATATAGAAGTAGTAAAGAAATTAATTAAGAAGCATACAACAGGTCATTCAGATATAGTATGCAAATCATTTACAGCAGAAAGATATTACAGAAATAAGAATGATATATTAACATATGACAGAAAGAAAGATGAAGATTCAGAAAATCCATTAAGAAATGCAGATAATAGGATATCAAGTAATTTTCATGGACTATTAGTAAATCAAAAAGCATCCTATATGTTTACTGCTCCACCACTTTTTGATGTTGGAAATAAAGAGGTTAATAAAAAAATTACGGATTTATTAGGAGATAACTACGCTAAAGCTTGTAAGGATTTATGTATTAATGCTGCTAATAGTGGAATAGCATGGCTACATTATTGGGAAAATTCAGATACTAAGGAATTTGAATATGGCGTTGTAGACAGTAAACAAATAATACCTATATGGTCCACTAACTTAAATAAGAAGCTTTTAGGAGTATTAAGAGTTTATAAAGATACAGATGATGATGGTAACACTTATGATATTTATGAGTATTGGAATGATGAAGAATATCAGGCATTTAGAAAAAAGTCAGCCGACACAATAGATTTAGGGTTGGAATTTTATTCAATGAATCCTTATTTTGTTGGTGATAGTAGTGTTGCTGAATCAACAGAAGTATTCAAAAATGAATTTGGAAGAGTTCCTTTTATACCATTTGCAAATAACAACTTAATGACAAGTGATTTAGACAATGTAAAACCACTAATAGACGTGTATGATAAAGTCTTTAGTGGTTTTGTTAATGATCTTGAGGATATCCAGGAAATAATATTCATACTTACTAATTATGAAGGAGAAGACCCAAAAGAGTTCTTGTCTCAGCTTAAAAAATATAAGACTGTTAAGGTGAATGATAGTGGGGCTGGAGATAGAAGTGGATTACAGACATTAACAATAGATATTCCAATAGAAGCTAGAGAAAAACTTTTGACTATGACAAGGAAAGCAATATTTGAACAAGGACAAGGGGTAGATCCACAACAACAAGACTTTGGAAATGCTTCAGGTGTTGCATTGAAGTTCTTATATTCTTTACTAGAGCTTAAAGCTGGACTTACAGAAACAGAATTTAAATTAGGTTTTGGTGAGTTTATTAGAGCCATATGTAAATATCTAAATGTTGAATGTAAATCAATTATTCAAACATGGACCAGAACTGCAGTAACAAATGATTCTGAATTAGCAAGTATATGTACTTCATCTATGGGACTATTAAGTAATTTAACATTATATAAAAATCATCCATTCGTTGAAGATGCTGATAAGGAAGCAGAACAGAAGAAAAAAGAAGGCGAAGAAAAGCAGCAAGATAATGATGATTATAAAGGTGCATTTCCCAATAAAGATGGTGATGAGGAGGGCAATAAAAATGATAAAGATGAACAGTAAATCTAAATGTGATTTGTTTATAACTGTTTTATGGGTTGCTAACCTTATAATAAGTATTTTTAATACTTGTAATGTAAGAGAGGTATTGTTTGTCATACTATTTGGTAATTGTATTCAAAGCTCATTAAAATTCTTTGAGGGTATTAATTATGAAGAAGAATAGAGAGTATTGGTCTAAAAGGTCAGAGCAATTAGAAGAAGTATTGTTAAACAGGGGTGAGAGTTTTGCAAATGACCTTGATAACCAATATAAGATAGCAAATACAAGAATACAGAAAGAGATTTATGCTTGGTATCAAAGATTTGCTAAGAATAATTGTATATCGCTTGCAGAAGCTAAAAGATTACTAAATACTAATGAACTAAAAGAGTTTAGATGGACTGTACAGGATTATATCAATTATGGACAAAAGAATGCAGTTAATCCATATTGGTTGGAAGAACTAGAGAATGCAAGTGCTAAGGTTCATATATCAAGGTTAGAATCACTTAAGCTACAGTTACAACAGCAAGTAGAGTTTTTATATGGCAACCAATTAGATGGATTAGATAAGACTATGAGAGATATTTATTCAGAAGGTTATTATCACACAGTATTTGAGATACAAAAAGGATTTAACACTGGATACTCATTCAGTAAGTTTAATGAAAATGAACTTGAAAAGGTAATTTCTAAACCTTGGGCACTAGATGGAGAGAACTTTAGTAGTAGAGTTTGGAAGAATAAAAGTAAACTAATAAATACTTTACATACTAATCTTACACAAGCTTTAATTCGTGGAGATAATCCAGAAAAGATTGTTGGAAATATTGCAAGTACAGTGGAAACATCAAGAAAAGCAGCAAGAAGGCTTGTTATGACTGAGAGTGCTTATTTTTCTGCTGCTAGTCAGAAAGATTGTTATAGTGATTTGAATATTGAACAATACGAGATTGTTGCAACATTAGATTCTCATACATCAAAGACATGTCAGGAGCTTGATGGAAAGGTATTTAAAATGAGTGACTATGAGCCAGGAGTTACAGCTCCACCTTTTCATTGTTATTGTAGATCATGTACAGCACCTTACTTTAATGATGAATTTACTATAGGAGAGAAAAGAGCAGCAAGATCTATTAATAATAAAACTGAATATGTTTCAAGTAATATTAAATATCCTAAATGGAAAAAGAGATTTGTAAAAGAATCATCAAAATTAGATGAAAGTGATTTGCTAGATAAAGTTAAATCATTGTTTCAAAATCAAACTAAATCAAAAGTTAATGAATTTAAGAATGAACTTGAAAATGTTCAAAATGAAGATGCAAAAAAATTATTAATCCAGTCTGAAGAAAGAGTTAATTTTGCTAAGTCCACAAAGAAAAGTTCGTATTTTAATAAGGATGAAAAGACAGTGTATTTAAAGGACAATGCAGATTTAAGCACAGTAGCGCATGAATTATTCCATGAAATAGATAGCACATATCAAATAAGTGAAAGTGGAATGATTATAAATCAAATAGAAAGTGATTATAATAGATTGAAAAATATGGCTTTAGGGTATGGAAAAGAAATTGATGAAATGCTATACTCTAAATATCCAAACATATTTTATACTAATGATTTTGATAAAAATATTGTGTATAAAGACTATAGAGGCATATCTGATATCATACATGGCATGACAAATGGAAAAATAGATTTAGGATATGGACATAGGCAAAAAGGATATTGGAATAAGAAAAATGCATTATCAAAAGAATCATGGGCACAATATGGAAGAATGCTTTATGAAAATAATGAGGATGTATTAAAAGTTTTACAAGAATTATTTCCAGAAACCACTAGTGAAATTAATAGAATTTTAAAGGAGATGATTAAATAATGTATTATGGTAAAATGACAGAAGAATTAAAAGAGCTCATACAAAAACATATCGAGTTGTTTAGTTATGATCCTACTAGCGATATGGAATTAGAATATAGGGAAGATGAATATAAAGATTTAGTTAGAGATATAAAAAGATCAATAAAAGAAAATAAACCTATATGTGAAATAGTAGAATAAGCACTTACTTAGAAAAAAAGAGTAGGTGCTTTTATTATGCAAAAATTTAAGGAGGAATTGAAAGATGAAAGAATTAAGTACAATCCAAAAGAGAGAAAAATTAAATCAAGTTTTTGTAGCAGATGAAATAGGTCCAGGAGGTGCACATCATGAATATCACATTGTTATAAATGATGGAAAAGAAAAAGATATTGCTAATGATGTTGTTATTATTATTAAGTTTCAAAAAGGACCTAGAAAAGAGAAAATTCACAACATGGAGTAGGCAACGAAGATTTACTTGAAATAGTAAGGGATAGATTAAAATCATTTCAAGATGGACCATTTGCTAGTGAGTACAATGCTAAGGCTCTTGAACATGTGGAAGAAGCTTTAATGTGGCTTAATAGAAGAGTTGAGGATAGAATTGAAAGAAATGTATTAGGAAGGAATGAGAAATAATGAAGTATAGAAAAAAGCCAGTAGAAATTGAAGCATTTCAATATGATGGAGATTTTCAAAATAGTGAAGGTACTTATTATATTCCTGAATGGGGAATTAAAGCTCACAAGAAAGGAATATTATATTTTGATGGTCCGATTCTTAAGATTAAAACTCTTGAAGGGGATATGAAGGCAAGTATAGGCGATTTTATAATTAAAGGCGTAAAAGGAGAGCTTTATGCTTGTAAGCCAGATGTATTTGAGAAAACATATGAATTAGTTGAATAAGTCTTAGAAATAAGGCTTATTTTAGGAGGAATTGAAAGATGAACTATATTTGTATTATATGTGATGGAAAAGAAATAGTATTTGGTTGTAAAGAGACAGCAGAAACATTACAGGATTTTATTTTAAATGCAAGTTATTCAAATAGATGTTTTATTAATGATATATCAGATACTAATAATAGAAGAATAATGATAAATCCTAAAAAGGTTTCACTTATAATGGATGTGACGAAAGAAGTTAAAAGGGCAACTAAATCAGTTAAACCTATAAAAGTAAAAAGTGAAGTAAATATCATAGATGGGGTTATTGATGAACTTGCGAAAAAGATAGAGGAAAGTTTAAAAGAAACATTTGAAATTTAAGTCTTAGTGATAAGACTTTTTATTTTGCCCTTTTTACAGGTTTGCAGGGCATAAAGAACAAAGGAAATTCTACAATACCTGGAGAGCAGGTATAAAAATCTATTAGAAGTAAAGGAGAAATGCAAAATGGAATGGTTAAGGAAGTTATTAGAAGGTGCAAAGAAAAAAGAGGATGGAAGTATAGATATTGATGATTTAATGAAACAAGTTAATACTGAATTTCCTAAGAATGCAGTACCTAAGAGTACTTACAATGATGTAAGCGAACAGCTTAAAACTGCAAATGCAACAATTACAGATTTAAAGAAAAATAATGTTGATAATGATGCATTACAACAAACAATTAAGGAACATGAAACTACCATTAAAACTCTTAAAGATAATGCTACTAAGACTGAAAAAGAATATGCACTAAAAGATAAACTTAAGGATTTAGGTGTAACAGATGCAGATTATCTTATCTATAAACATGGTGGTATTAACAAATTTAATTTTGATGGTGATAACAAACCAATAGGAGTTGAAGATATTATTAAACCATATAAAGAATCAATTCCACATGTTTTTAAGAATGATACAGTAAAACCCAAATATAATCCAGCAGCTGGAGGAGATCCAATAGGGGTTAATCCATTTGCAAAAGAAACTTACAATCTTACACAACAAGGAAAATTATTAAAAGAGAATCCTGCACTAGCTAAAGAATTAATGGCAGCAGCAGGATTTAAATTATAGGAAAGAAAAGGTGATTTAAAATGGCAAAAACAAAGATTAGTGACGTAATTGCACCAGAGGTATTTAATCCTTATGTAGTACAAAGAACAATGGAATTATCAGCATTATATAATAGTGGGATTATATCAAATAACCCAGAATTAGATAGACTAGCATCAAGCGGTGGTGCAACAATTAATATGCCATATTGGGAAGATTTAAATGGTGATGATGAAGTACTTTCAGATGATGGTGCATTAACACCAGCTAAAATCACAGCTGGTCAAGATATTGCTGTTCTATTAATGAGAGGTAAAGCTTGGAGTGCAAATGACTCCTATGGCTGCAATTGGTGATTTAGTTGCAGAATATTGGGCAAGACGTATGCAAGCTACAGCTATAAAGTTATTAGATGGGGCTTTTGCTGCTAGTAATATGACAAATAAGGTTTTAGATATTTCTGGTTTAGAAGATGATAAAGCTGAGATAAACGGTGAAAACTTCCTTGATGCATTACAACTTATGGGAGATGCAAAAGACAAACTTACTGGTGTTATAATGCATTCAGCTACAGAAACACAACTTCGTAAGAACAACTTAATTCAAACAGAACTTGACTCTAACAATAAGCCAATTTCATTGTTCATGGAGAAAAGAGTTATTATTGATGATTCTTGCCCAGTATCTACTGGTAATTATACAACATATTTATTTGGAGAAGGGGCAATTGGTCTTGGTAATGGTGGAGCACCAGTTCCAACTGAAACAGATAGAGATAGCTTAGCAGGAGATGATATTTTAATAAATAGAAAACACTATATTTTACATCCAAGAGGAGTAAAATGGATTGGTTCAGCAGCAGGTTCATCACCTACAAATGCAGAACTAGCAACAGGTACTAATTGGTCAAGAGTTTATGAGGATAAAGCTATTCGTATGGTTAAGTTTGTTCATAAACTATAGGAAAGGGTGATTATATGAGTGCTACAGCATTTCAAAGAATGAGGAGAGAAGCAGCATTTAAAAAGAAAATAGAAAATAATTCAGTGACAGAAAAAGACTTATCAGATATGAAAGTTGATGAACTTAAAGAATATGCACAAAAAAGAAATATTGATATTGGGAAGGCTACAAGTCAATCTGGTATATTAGAAAAAATAAAAATGGTGCAAGATAAATAGGATGTGATTGTATGGAGTTAGATAAATTTAAAGCTCTTTTAGGAATTGAATTAGATGATACATTAAAAGATACTATACTTGAATTTATTATAGATGATGTGACTAATATAATATTAGAATATTGCCATATTGAAGAAATACCTAAAGGATTACTAACTACTGCTTATAAAATGGCTATTAAATTGTATAGAAACGAGAACCTAGGCAGTGAAGAAACTGCTATAGGTTCTATTTCATCTATAAGCGAAGGAGATACATCTACTAGCTTTAGAGACAGTGTAGAAAGTGATTATAAGGATAGTATTTTAAATGAATATAAATCTAAGCTGAATAGATATAGAAAGTTGGTGTGGTAATATGAATAAAGCTATTTTACAAGCAAGAAAGGCACATAGGAAAGCTATTGAAAGTCAGTATGAGCATATTTGTACTATTAAAGAATTTAAATCTGTTAAAGATCCAGTAACTAAGGTTACAAGCAAAAAAGATACAATAGTATTAGAAAATCAGCCTTGTAGATTGTCTTATAGTAGTGTTAAATCCACCAATCAGAGTGAAGCTAATGCTACAGTTCAACAAACTATTAAGCTATTTATAGCACCTGAAATTGAAATTAAGGAAGGTTCTAAAATTATTATAACTCATGAAGGCAGGACCACAGAATTTAAAC